GGCCACTCACGATATACCCAAAATGTACCAGACGCATCCACAGCAATCCAAGCCATAAACCAATTCTTCGCACCCGCTGGGTCAATAATCTGATAGCGAGTAACATTCGTAGTTGGGATCTCTGATGGCTGGACAACATTGACTTCTTTATTGAACTTGGGAAATTTGGTGGCGTGGGACTTAACTGGAACCCCATACGCACGAATTAGGATCTCCTCCCGAGGCCTTCCAACTAGGGTCTCCTTGATTCGCTCGTAGCCACCGAAAGGGTTATCCTTGCTGTGGAAGTAGTGGACACTGGCGTTGCGCTTCTTACTCCTTTGGACATAGGGTACAAGCTCGCCGTTGAGCAGTTCAGCCTCGACGCTCTGGACGCTTGCCGCCCCATCCAAGTATTCCTTAATTACCTCAGTCCACCCGTCAATCGGAGTGAATGTCACCAGCATCTTGGAGTTTCGGGTAGCGAGACGGAAGCGCAGGGTGTCAATAAGCTCGTTACCAAGTAAGTACTCGTCGAGCCATACTCCAATGTTGTGCCACTGGGGGTCACGGCTACCAAGCTCCGCGCCTTCTAGGATGGTGGGGTTGTTCTGATACTGAGAATAGGTCTTAAAAATGATCTGTGACGCATTGGGTAGAATCAACGAGTTGTCCGTGAACCCGTTCTTCTTCGTGTACGAAATGTAAGCGTTAGCCGAGGTTTGCTTTGTCCTTATCTCATGCGGTAACCAGTTCCACACCGCGCTTTGTTGCTGGCGGATGCTGACCTCTGATGTCTGGGCAAAGCAGAAGATCTCCGACTTTGGGTTTTCGATGGCGGCCTTGACTACACAGTAAGAACCCCACGCAGTTTTGCCGCTGCGATTTCCCCCGAGTGCTAAAACCTCAGAGACTTGCGACAATTGCTCTTCAGCTTTTTCCCAATGCGGAAGCCTGAACCCGTAGCGAAATGGATCTTTTTCAGCGTTATCAATCGCCTCATGGTAGATCCGATGAAGCTCAATGAGATCATCTGGCTCCATCAAGGCTACCTCGTCATCACTTGGAGGCTGCAGGATTGGATGTTTACGCCACTGCATTAGTTCGTTTTATATGCACCAGTCTCCATTAGGATGTCTTTGATGTGATACACGCTATCACACTCCTCGCAACAAAACGCATCCTCTTCCGCTGGAAACGACCCTCTATTCCCGTCAACAAAGTGAAGCTCTCGACGCTTCTTGCAATGTTTGCACACGCCAATGAATGGCTTAACGAACTTCTCCAGCACCACATTCCAAATCTTAGCGTCAAACTTCTCTGCTAGATACGAAGCGTAAACACTGGTGTGGCACTTGTGCTGAACGCCGTCATGCTCGACCATGTAGTGGCGAACTAGATTGCCACCATCCTTAGCGTAATCAGCGTATCTTGATTCTGGTTCTGGTATCATTCTACGATTTCGGCTTCTACCGCTTGAGCTTTGACTTTATTGGCAATCCTAGACTTGGCTTCTGCAATCATCTTGGCTGCATCATCAATAGACGGCCCCTTGCGATGCTCGACAATAGTACTCGCCATGCCAGATAGCTGTCCAGCCTTATCGGTCATAATGCCAATAGTCAACGCCAATCGGTCTGGGGAGATAGCCTTAAGCTGGTCTGGATCACGGCTCAACTGCTCTGCCTTCTCAAACAACAGGTCTGTGTACTCAGCCGCAGCAATAGCGTAGCGCTTGGAGAACTCCTTGCGCTTTGACTCCAGCGTGTCGTTATGCCTCCATTCCAGCGCACGAACAGTCTCATGCGTCACCCTGCACTTCTTGGCAATAGCATTGATACGCCCACCCTGCGCCAGCATCCAGAGGATCTGTGCCGCCACATTCGGGTTGTAGTTCTCGATAGTGTTCCGAGGGAATTGCTTAGCCCTTTCCTTGACCTCAAGGAAGAACTCCTTCATTGCCTCTTTACTATCAATCGCTGATAGATCTTCGTCGCTCATTTGTTTGGGTCGCGTTCTTGCGATTGCCCACTTATAGCAAGAGAAATGCTTCTGGCAAGAGCTGGATTGCGATATTCTTTACCAGTCCGGCGATAAGACTCGGAAATACTCGGTGTTGCTAATCCGCGACTTGGCGCACCAATGCTTGACGCTCTGCGTTTCGCTTCATCCGCCCTAGCCTCGGCCTCCATTTGAGCCATTAAATCGGCTTGGCTTGTGCCTGATACTGCTGTCGTTGCTTCTTGGCCAGTAGGCGGACGAGAAATGCGTTGCTGCTTGAGAACATCAATGGCTTCTGCGAGCTTCTCGATGTTTCTGATGTCTCCTTCGAGCTTGTCGATAATGGCTTTGATGTCTTCATTATTTATGTTTTTTGATTGTTTTGCCCGATTCAAGGCCTTTTCTGTTCTGTCCCATGCTTGCAGGATCTGTTGGTCGGTCACGCCACGGACATACTGCTGAAATTCTGGTGTTTCACGAACAACTTCCGACTTGCGATTCTTAGATCTTTTAACGGAATTCCCAAGTTCTGCAAGCTCAACAATCTTGTCGGTCGTATCGTCAATGTATCCAAAGATGTCACGAAGCTCTTGTCTTGAAGTTTCTTCAAACTCTTTGATCAGATTGTTCTTATCAACGACTCGTTTGCCAGTAGGCCTTACCCCAAGTTGCCTTGAACTCTGGTCGGTAAAATAACCAAACGGAAGATCGTAAACAACACCATCTGCATCTTGCAGGACTGGTCTTCCACCATCATCCACAATAGTACCAACGCGACCTTGAAACTCAACCTCGCTTCCAACTAGGTCTGAGATCGTTGGATCAACTGCCATAGGTGGCTCTTTCTGGAACGCCAATGGTTTAAACTTACCTTCCTGCTCGCTAATGTAAGCCCTAATGTCATTTGGCGTAATTGCCCCACCCGCACCAGAACCTTGCACTCTTGACAACGGCACTTTTGATCTTTTAGCCAATTCAGATGCAAGCCTTGTTGCCTTGGGTTTGCTTTGTGGCATGTAACGAATATCCCCGCTGCCCATATCAAACCGCTTACTCAACGGGATTACATTGCCAAAATTGTCGTAGGTGACGGGCGCTGCGGATTTGATTTGCGATGGATCAAAAACCACGATTACATCGTTGTCCGTAATCACAGAATCAGAGCTCCCAATATCAGATTTTTTAGTAAATCGACTTCCCCGAAACGGATTCTCGAGCTTTAAGAAGGCTCGAATTGTTTTAGCTTTGGATTTATCCCCATCCACCAGCGCTCGCCCTGATGCGGTAGCTTCCGCAAGTTTTTGGTTCGTGTAAAACATTACTCGGCCACGGCGCATGTCAAACGTGTTGAATTCATCAACAGTGCCGTGCCAGCCTTCGGTTTTATACCCCGCATCCTTTGCGGCTTCATTTACCAAACGCTGCTGTACTTCTACATTGCCAGACTCCACAGCTTTCATGTAGTCGGAGTCCAGTTTGGTTTGCGGCATCAACCTTACTTGACCTTCTTGACCTTGACTTTTCCGCTGTGCAGTTCCTTCTTGAGTTTGGACTGCTGCTTGCTGGTCAATGGTGACACCTTGCTTAGAAGGTATCCTACCTGTTTTTTGCTCTTTGCTTTCATAAATTAACTCACCATTTCGATTGAACTTTGGTGACTGGGGCATCAAGTTGTCACGAAGGCTGTAGTACGATGTAGGGCCGTATGGGATAACAACATCGCCAGAAGTCTTGATTGCGCTTTGAAGTCGGTCAAACGCAAATGTTCGGTAGATACCAGTCACAAGGTCTGGTGATACCTTTTGCATCATTGGGTTGATACCAAGCTGGCGAGTTGTTTGTTGGCCTTGAACGGAGTTGATAAAGTTCTTCCGTTTCTGCCAATTCTTAGGATCTACGCTTTGATAGTAAGCATCAGTCGATTGCCCTCTGTTTTGAATCTCGACGGACTTCTCAATATCCTCGTAGATCTTTTTTCGGGTAAGGTTTAGTTCCTTAGCAATTTTATTCTTAACTGCGCGGTCAACATTTTTCTCAAGCTGGCGCAAGTCCATTGCCTCAAGATACAAGCGACCTTTTTTCAACACCCATTTTGTAGGAACAACATAGTTCTCCGTAAGACCACCAAATTGCTCAGAACGACCTTGCTTGATTGGTTTGTTAACAAGCAACATTCCATGTTTTGTTGCGGCCTCAATTTCCGATTGGATCAACAAGGCCTCCCCAAATCTACCTTCATCAATAGCTCCACCCTCCTCCATCCTCTTAAAGTGGTCGGATGTCAACATCCCTTCTCCATTTCCATTCTTGTCCACAACCAAAACGCCTTTTGGCAACTTCTCGCCACGCTCGATTATGTCCTTACTTCCCATCGAAATGTATGGGTCAGCACCGTAATGCTTAGGATTATCTGATTTAACATCAGCAATTTTTTGTGGCCCAGCCGAAGTCGGTTTGCCAGTAGTCTCACGGTACATTTGGCGCACCATCGCCTTTACTTCCGGCAGTTCTCTAAACCCGTCAGCAAGCAATCCTGTACCCATCACCATGCGCCCACCCGCATCAGTCGCTCCACCCATCTTGAAGTGTAGGTTTTTGACAATAGGCGTAGCATTAAACAATGTTCTAAAGCTGCCTTCAACGGTGCGGCGAAGTGGAGTTTTGCGGGACTCTTTGTAAAGGTTACCTTTAAGTGTATCCTCTAGCAGTGTCTGTACACCTTGATCGGTATAATACTCAATAGCAAGATCATTCAAATCCAATGGGTCATTTGGTCGAAGATTATTATATTCTTCTGCCCACGCTTTGAATTCTGGATGCAAAGTGCCATCTGGATTGCGAACAAGTCCAGGTTTTGTGCTATCACCAAGCATTCTTGACACAATAGCACCATCATTCTGCCATACATGTTGGATCATGTGTCCGGCTTCGTGCATGGCCACTTCCTTCAAGAATCCAACCTTGTCGTTAATGTTTACAACAGCTCTTCGGGTTTTGGGGTTGAAAAAATTATCACCAGTGGTGTTGATCTCCCACTTGAACATGCCAGGGTATGCCGCATCAATGTTTGAAAGCGCATACCTAAAGTCACGATCCTTTAGTCCATCGAACGCGGCTATTTGGTCGGAATCTAGCTTGTTTCGATAGTTGGTCATTTGGTCAATGTTGACCTGCTCCATATCCTTCTTACCACCAATGACTCGCCCAAGACCACCAAACACCAATGCATCACGGGCAGCGTATTTAAGCGTGTTTTCGTCAATACCTTGGGAGTTGATCGCGTTGTATGAGAATGTAGCAGGAGCGGCTTGAGCCGTGCCTTTGGCCATGCTTGCAAAACCTCTAACAAGCGGAGTAGAGTAGTCACCAAGTGTAGCAACAGCGCGACCAATACCGCCAACGCTTTCATTTGCGGCTAAACGGCGGAAGAATGGTGTTGAGCTACTTCTTTCAAGCAATTCCTCGCTAACCGCATTACCAAATTTTGACATCTTGCGAAGAGCTGGAACCGAAGCCATCAACCCAAGTCTAGCTCCTACATATCCTGCTGCCGCCTGTGGGAAAGGAATGGATAGCGTTGTAGCAATTAGAGATGGGATTCTGTATCTAAATACACTTCTTTCCACTTTTCTCAAGAAGCCATTAACGCGAGCAACGCCATTTCCAAGTTTTTCAGCACCGTTTGCCATGCCTTTGGTTGCCCCAGACGCAACTGCGCGAACGGCATCACCTGCTGTTTTAGCTGTATCTAAACCAATTTCAAGTTGGTTGGCGGTTTTGCTTACATTCTGGATTCCATCGTCAATAATGCCAAGGCGGGTTTGAACTGCTTGCGACTGAGTCGTTAGGTCATCCAGCCTTTTAGTAAGTTCTGTTGCTTTCTCTGTAGCTCCAATACGAAGTGCATCGTCAAGTTGTTCAGATACAACCAAAGCCTCATCAGATAGTTTAGCGGAATTAGCAAGTACAGTTGCCCTTGCTGCATTTAGCTCCCTTCCATGATTAATAATCTCAATGCCCTTCTTGGCTTTTCTTGCCGCATTAGCACCTCTTATTACTTGAGTTGCAAAACCAAGTCCGCCCGTTGCCAAACCAACAGCAATACCTTGAGGGTCTGCAATAGTTCCAGCAACTAAACCTGCTCCGCTCAAATTCTCTTGAAATTTCTTTTCTCCTTCTTCCGCTCCAAACTCTTCAATATATTGATTGCGGTTTGCATCCAGTGCATCAGTAACAACTTCTCCAGCTTTAACAAAACTAGCAACCTCAACGGAATCAAGTTTCTCTTGAGCGTCTTTAACATAAGCCAATCCAAGATTTCGTTTCTTGTTGTATTTGTCAGCTTCTTCTGGAGACATTAGTCCAGTAGCTTCGGAAATAGCGACACCACCACGACCCAAAAATCTTCCAAGTTTAGCAGAGCCAACAGTCGAGTTTTCTATAAATTTATCAGTAAACTCAGCGGTTTCTGCTATTTTTTCATCTATTGACTCACCTTGACCGACAGCAGCACTAATTAAAGCTAATGGCGGCAAGTTGTTGGCAATATCATACGAGTATTTGACAAAATCTACAGCTCCCTTGCCAAGTTCTTTAAATGTCTCTAAAAACGGTTTTGATGGTTCTTCGTCAAGTTTGTTAGCATCCCTGATTGCAAGCATTTCCGCTTTCTTTTCATCAAGGTCTTCATCCCTCATCCCGTTATCATACCATGTGGATGAATCTACAATTTCATCACGACTTGTGATAAAGGCCTCGCCTTTGGTAGTTAATGCACCATCCTTAACTAGACCACGATCCTCCAAAAGAATGTAGTCCTCACCAAGTTGTGTTGCATTGCCATCTTGATCCAAAAGACCACGGGCCTTCATGCCCTCTTCAGTTGTGAACTCTGGAATTTGATATTCTGGCGGAGTGTGGAGCTCTGCAAACGCAGGGCTAGTAAAACGAATGTCGCTAGGGTCTGGCTGAGTTACAACATCACTAACCGACTCGTAAGACTGCCTTTGAGCCTCTAGGTTAGCCTTTTCTTGGTCAAGATACTCAAAAATAGCATCCCTTTCGAGCTTGCTGATTTCTGGATCTGCCTTCTCTTCTTCTGGAGTTGCCATTTAATTATTTATTGAAGTCGTCCTCTAAGTTTTTGCGTAGCCGTCTGCGGCTTATTTTGTTGAGTTTCTTGTTGATCATCTTCAACAGTTCCAGAGATATTATATTTCTTATTTAAGTTTTTCTCAGCCCTACCAAGAACTTGATACTTCTCTTCAAGATAGTCCTTCCAGATTTGAGCATTATCCGTTTCAACTGGAACAGTCATTTTGGATATGAACTTTCTATCTTGCTCAGTTACTGGTGCAAGAGCGCGAACGCTTTTTAGAACATCGCTTGTAGTAACCATGAGGGCGTCTTTAATTAGCGATTGGTTCTTTTGCGCCCATTCAGCGCCCATTTCTGATGCCACGGCACGGCCAAATCTAGCTACTGGTTCCGTTGGGCCTACAACATCACTTAGGTCAGACGCCAAAAGATTTTTAATTTTCTCTCTTTCGGTTTGAATAGAGTAATAAGTATTTTCTGCTTCGGCTTTTTTAAGATCCTTCTCTTCTATTTTTGACTCAAGCTCCATTCGGCTAACCTGTTCAGATGTGGTAACAGGTTGGCCAAACAACGCTTCCTCAATCTTAGTTGCTTGATCAATCTGACCAGCTCCAATAAGATTTCTAGCAGCAGTTATGAGATTTGGATCTGTTTGTCTTCCGCTTTTTTGGGCCTCATTGACCTTTGACTCAAACAATGCTGATGCGCCCTGAATACGAGCGGCATTTGATTGTTCTTCTTTTAGCCGTTCCCTGTTTTTCTGAATGTCTCCTACAAGACTGTTAGCCCTTGAGTTTAGCTTAGTAAAAATAGAAGCAGCATTCTTTCTTTCCTTCGATCCAATCGGTGAATTTTTAGCGGCATTAATGGCTTGCATGGCAGCAGCTTCAATCGCGTCTGCATCAACATTCATTTGCGCCTCGCGGGCTTGTTGAAGTATGCGATCCATTTTAACGGCATCAGCGTAGGCCGCTGACCCTTGTGGTAACATTTCAGAAATTAACATTGTTTTGTTATTTAGAAACCAAAGTAATCATTTCCCCCGCCGCTTGGAGCTGGAGCCGCACCACCAGTAACCCCTGCACTAGATCCTCCAGATCCGCCACCTTGAGACGATCCTCCACCACCTTGTGATGCAGCAAACTTAGCTTGACGAAGGTTCATCATTTGCTGGCTCATAAGTCCGCTCATGCTGTTCTTGATAAGATCGGGGACAACTGATGCGTCTGCGAATCTATCTGTCAACGAGATATCCTCGTCCTTGAGTCTATTACCAACATCTCCAAGGATCGGGGTAAGTTCTGGCATGAGTTTAAGAGCAGCGTCAATTTGAGTTGATGCCATCTTAACCTGCTTTTTCTTTTCCCCCTGCTCCTTGAAGTAGTCGCCTACTTGACCAGCAACATTACCAATAGCAGTACCAAGGTTCTGCATCCCCTGTGCTTGGATCTCCGCAGCCCTTGTGAAGCCAGAGTAATCCTGCACAAACATCCGTGGGTCTACACCCGCTCCTAGCATCTGTCCTTGTCCGTATGGCATATTATTAGTCTTTCATGTAACTTAATTTTTCTTGATCCGCCCAAGGGACAAAAGATGAAATGTTCTCAATGGTCATACTTAGTTTTGGGCAGTATACAAATTTAAGTGATTGTGGGTTTCGATTGATACAGCTAGTACAGGCATGAACATAATCAACATTATGGCGTTTGTCTATCTTTTCCCCCCAGATTCCATTGAGTTTTTCGTAACGATCCTCATCGTATGGGACATTGTTTGCTTCAATGTAATCCCATATATCTTCATGAGTCCAATCACGAAGTGGGAACATCATTGTAGCTTGCTCAGTCAAAACCCTTGATTCAATTCTTGTTCCAGCGTCCCCACCTAGAATTGGGTCTGAGTCGCATCCTTTATGCCCAATCCACAAGCAATCAAATGCTGGTACTTCAAGGTAATGCTGCTTTGGACGCTTTAGGATATCCAAAGCACAAGCAAACTTGGTATCACTTGTTGGCTTGGTAATTCCAGTTGGGCAAGTTAAGATGGTTGAGTTTACCCTGTAGTGATTCTGAACCTCCCACTCATCGCCTTCTTGTTGAAAAGCTGACTGATAGGGATGCCATGAGTAAACGAGCAGCTCCCAATCTTGCGCAATTTTATCATGGAACTTGTATTTCCATGGTTGCCATGGTTCTCGGAAAAATACTAATGGCAGCTCAATCCCCATGCTTCGCATGATGTGCAACAAAACCATACTATCCTTGCCGCCAGACCAACAAATCATTCCTTTTGGGAAGTGTTTTGCGCCAGAGGAAATTAGCTCTTTGGTTTTTTCAAGTTTTGTCATTAAATAAGGGCAGCTCCAGTTGCCGTACTTGCCATCGTTCCAAGCCCTGCTGCGGCTCCACCAACAACAGACCCAATACCTCCAAACAAACCAGACGAGTAGGATGCCTGTGCTTGTGCGTTAGCTGCATTTGCATTAACAATATTCTGCCTTTGAGCCGCACCAAGGTTAAGCGCAGATCCAACATCAAAAAGTTGAGGTTTACCAGCACCGATAGCGTCAAGTCCAAGGCCCATCATTTGGTTGCCAACTTGATACGAGAGAGGCTGGCTGCCAAGAAGCTGAAGGCCCGGTGCGGTGTAGAACTGACCAGCAAGGTTAAACGCCTGTTGTCCAGCTTGTGCTGCCTCTGCTCGCTTCCGCGCCATGATGTCCTCACGGCCCATGATCTCAGAGGCAATGGCGGCATTACCCCCAACGCGACCAGCGGCTTGTGCGGCTTCTCTGGCAGTCTGCTGATACATGCGTTGTTGCTCTGGAGTAACTCCTTGTGCGGCAGCGTAGGCCCTCTGGGACTCCTGTTGCGCCTGTTGTACTGCACTCGCCTGTTCGGGTGATAGACCAGCCATTAAACCACGGGTAAGCCCAGCTTGTCCAGTCATCTGACCGAGTTCAGCCTCACGCGCCGCACCAAGTTGCTGCGCTGTTTGTTGGGTAAACTGTGGATTCATCCCAAGCAAACCTAGGCCAAACTGTGAGACATCAGCAAGATTTAACTTTTGAAACTCTGGGCGATACTTTTGCTCAAACGATAGAATACGCGGCATAGACCGCCGATATGCCGAAAGCACCTCGCGAATGTCTTGAGTGTAATCTGCCGTAGGTGCTGATACTGAATCTGGCTTACTTCCCATTTGATTAACTTTCTTTTAACTTTGAATAAAACTTGTACATGTCGTGTACCCTTACGCGGTCACTTCCTTTGAAGCTGCGTTGGAATGCAATAAAGTCGTGGTGTTGAATGTATTTACGCAATGCTCCACGCATATCCCCTGTAGTAAATGTGACGAACAAGGTGTCCCCATCGTCAACATGGACTGCTTGAGTTGGGTTTGCACGGAACACACTAAAGCACATAGCAAAACAATCCATATCGCAAATAACAACGCCATGACACAAGTGCCATGTGAGAAGTTGTTGGAAGTCGATACCTTCTTGTTCATAAATTGCTATTGCTTTAGCTAGGTGCCAGTTCATTGATAAATCACATTCACTTGCCCAGCGTCAAATGTATTTGCTCCGCAGGTGATACCAATAATGTCAAGTTCACCTGACAACGCAACGTTGCCCGTATAAAAACAACATCTACTTGAGTCTGCGGTTGTGGTGGTCGAAGACATTCCTTCAATGATCCAAGTGTTACTCGACCCAAGTCTGATAAACGTTATTGATCCAGATCGAACGGATGATGCAGCACTACCAAATACCTCAACGCCAGTGATGCTTTGGCTTAAATCACAAGTTGCTGCACCCGAAATCCTTGCTTGGAATGCCAAGTAACCTGTTGCACTTAATGTACCACCAGTTCCTGCTCTAACTTGAACAACGGTCGTACCATTGGTTGACAAGTTATTAAAAAGCAAAGTCACCTTAGTTACCCATGACGGAATGCTTCCAAATGTCACGCTGGAACCAGATGCAGTAACAGCAGTTCCAGATGTAAGCGGTTGACTTAGTTTTGCTGGGGTTACGCTTGCATTTGGTAAAGTGACAGTCTTTCCGCTCAAATCCAAGGATGCCTCTAACTTGCCAGCGGTTACATTTAAATCTGCAATCTTTGCAGTAGTGACATTCAAGTCAGCAATCTTGGTTGTTACTATACCACTAGACGCTACCTGCATCTGCCCGCCAGCGGTAATCTCAAGACCACCACTTGTAACTACAGCACCAGAGACAAAAAACGAATTGTCCATGATGTTGTTTAGTTTCGCAGATGTAATCTGCTCGTTATTAACAAATGAGTTTGTTGTATCGACGACTGGCATAAATTATTTCTGTGATATGATTGCTCTATTGGATACGGCTCCAGATATTTTAACTGAATGCACCTTGGGGGAACCGCTGGTTCTTGTCAAGATCATTGTTCCTGTATACCCGCGTAGGCCTCCAAGGCGACCCCTAACATTTGCGGTTTCTTCCTCTTGATCGGTGTTAGACAAGTCACCAATTAGCTCGTTGGTGCTACCTATTGGAAATGCGTTGTCTGGATCTTCGGTTGAAAATGAAACATTAAATGTAGATGGCGACCCAGCAGGGAAAGATTGGATTTGTGTCTGGAAATCCGTGAACCTTTTGCGCTCTTGTGTTCCAAGGTCGTACCCACGGGTGGTCAAAGACGAGTTAATTGACTGTAATGCAATATTTGAACTTCCAAATTCTGCGGAAATTTCGTCATCTTGAGAATTAGCAGCCTCCATTTTATGGATTCCACCACTAGATGATACAGCATAAAGGTCGTTTCTTACCCCAGCACCAGCAGTTACAAAGTCTGTAATCAAAAAACCAGAGCTTCCATAGGTGTCAAGAGACTCCCAGCCCTTATTCAAGAAGTTAAACACCAGAATAGCATTATTTCCCTGTGCATCGTCAGCACCAACCACAGAATCCAGCGGAACCGCAAGGTAATACCTGTTGTCGTAGTAAACCGCAGTAGCATTCCCAGCTAATCTGGCGTTAATCCTGTCAATATATGGCTGGATGTTCTTTGAAAGCGGTTCCTCCGTACCACGAAGGTTGTAATCATTAAGGAAGTTGAGGGCATAAACCCCGTTATCAGACAGGAATATCAAGTTGTTAGCCTGCATTACAACGGACTTGCGAGACAAACAACCCACCTCGCTGGTTAGCTCCTTAACCACGGTGTCGGCAAGACTCCCTTGAGTGCCAACAACCGCATGAATGCTGTTGCGGTTCATTACCACCAACGCATCGTCGTAAAATCCGTGCATAGCCACCACATAGTCAGCCGTGCCACCAGAAATACGGAACTGATTCAGTACTCGGTCATAGGTATTGCTGTCCAAAATGTCAGACGCGATAATCTCATCAGCGATCCCACGATTTGTGTAGGTAGATGATGTCAATGTTCCACCATTCTCGTACAGGTACGGAACCCACAGGCGTCGTTGGAAATAGGTAGCCCAAGGTGGGCCAGGCATGTAAGAAAATCCAAGGCCAATAGACTCCTGTTGGGAGTAATGGATAGTGTGCGACGACACATCTGGTTCGCTCGTAAAGAACCGCCAAGTATTGTATGTTGGAATGGCAGACACATTGAGAATATCGCCAACATTTAAGACCTTAAATGCTGTTGATGTCTGGGTGAGCCTTAATGATTGTCCAATAGAGAAAGGGTTATCTTGAAGTGCCGTAAATGCGTACTCGGTATCAGGGAAAAATGAACCGGTCGCTAATGTCGCAACCTTGGTAGTTCCGTTGTAATCATTGATTGTTCTTGTGGCTGCAGAAATCGAAAGCGTTGCATTATTGTAGAAATCGTCAACTGGAGACGGAATAAACCCATCATCGAAAAACGCAGGAAACATTACGGTGTTGCTTGCCTTGCGAACCGTAGCTCCAGTAACAGTGTATGTGCCAGTGGCCCCAGTCAGAGGAATTGTAAAAGTGGTGGTATTGGTAACCTCGACCACACGAACACCGTTGGGATCTGGCCCAGCAGATTGTGTTATCCCGCTAATTAACACGGAGTCCCCAGTCGTCAATCCATGAGTTGTTGATGTTACAATGGTGACGATGTTTGTTCCAGCGGTTGCGCTAGAAATATCATAAGAAATCCCAACGCCCTTGGCAATTCCAGTAGATGACTGTAGGTCTCCGGCATCTATGGTGATTGTGGCCGTGCCATCTGAGATTACAATGTTGTTGTTTTTAGTGTAGTCCTTGCCTGCTTGGTACGGGCCACCCGGAACCTTGTAGAACTGGGTGCTAACTCCATCCCACTGCAGCGCAGACTGCCCACCACGGAAAATGATTACCTTGTCGAAGGCCTGTAGCATCGATACCTCAACCCCAGCATCCAAGGTAATGCCAGTAGGGAAGGTCAAATCTGTAACCCCAGCCGTGCCAGCATCTGCCAGCTTGGACACCTCGATCTTCTTAACCCCAGCATTAGTCGCCACAAGGATGTACTCCTTATTGCTCTCGTTGGGGTTGCTAAACAGACATGAGGCGCGTATGTCAGATATGACATCGTCATTCACCTGTGAACGCACAAACCCAACAGATCCGCTAACGGTAAGAGATCCGTCAGCCCCTATGCTGTCAAAGGTTAAGGTGGTCGCCCCAGTAACGGTCATTAAATAAGCACCAGCAACAATGCCGGTTAAAGGTTGTACAGATGGTTGAGCCGTATCACCCAAGGTAGCGTAAGCAGTACCTGTTAAATTATGATTACCCGATGTGGTAATAGTCACCACATTGGATGTTCTACTCGCGGAAGCAATTGTTTTTCCGCTCTGAATAACAAAGAACGGCAACCTAAATGGAGACCCACCAGTAGTCAGACTGGTCTTCTGGGCAATGACCGCCTTACGAGGCTTCCAGTAACCCTCCATCCGCCCATTAAGGCTCTCCCTTACCTCGCCCTCTGCCAACTGGTTAAGCTGCAATCTACGGTTTACACCATAGAATCCACGATCACCAGCATCGGCAATCGCGTCATCTAACCCACCAGTAGACCTAAACTGGGACATTATAGGTAGTAAACAACCACCACGCCGGATGTAAGTACTACTTGGCTAAATTCACCACCAATTCCCAAACCAGCGGGAAGGGTAAGCCCTTGCAGCCTAGAGGCTCCAGAAATGTTTCCAGATGCACTAGCCACAGTACCCAACACTGCATCATTTATAACCTGAATCCAACGAATTGGTCCAGTGTAAGTAGTAGCTGCTGTCGAGAGCACAATGCCTCCGTTGCCACCTTGTAATTGATATGAGTCGCCTCTAGGCATAATATAAATAAGTTATTAAACGCAAGTCCATCCTGCGCTCACACAACCAATTACCACAACACCACACATTATGTCAACCATAAACACAAATGTTACCTATCTAGCACATTTAAGCACAATACACTAGACCTATCCACAAATAACCCCGAACGGGAACTGCCCCATTGTAACAATTTTTCTGGGGGGGATTAATGGATGGCAATGATAAAAATATTTCGCCGGTCGACCCCCTCCCCCCGTCAAACCTTAGTGGATTGGTAATGTATTGTCCTAGTGTTCAAGCGAACAGTGTTCATGCGTGCAATGCCGGCAATGTTAAGCGGTCGTTTGAATCGTGGGCTTGGATCATGCGCTGGGCTTGTGGGTTGGCTTGCCGGAATACCTTACCAGCTTACTAATGTTACCTGGCGAATGGAACGGCTCGCGCTTGTGGATTGCCAGTGATAATTGTTCACACTTATTCACAGCTTTCAATCATTGACAACTTTTGCGACATGACTATAATTACTGCGTAGTCAGTAAGCCAAAGCCATCCGACCATAGGAGGATGTGCGACGCGTCAAGTTGATGCTTTGTTATAAGCTCAAGCGCGGTGATTGCTTTTCTTGAATAGGTGAATGGATTTTAGATGCTTTTGATGCTTCATTCCTTTGCTTCTTCTTCCTTCCTTGCTTTACTTCATCACCCTACCTTATAGGGAATAGCTTGACGCTTGGAAGTTTGGTTCCCTAGTGGTTTGGTTGTTCTAGTGTCTGAAAGTTTGGCCTTGGCGTGAAGGTTTTCTCGTGGCGTGGAATTGAGGGAAACGCTTGGAAATAAAGGGTTTCGCAAGCTGTCAACACTATTCGATAAAAAAAGTTTTAAGATATTGGCAAATTTTATTGGCAATCTGTCTGCGTTATGCGATTGTCCGCTCATGTCCGATTCATTCGACATTACATCGACGGCCTGCGCTGGCCAGAATAGCGCGCGTGAGTTCATCAAAAGCGGTCGGGAAACCTACAAGCTTCACTCAATCCATGAGTCTGGTGTGCCTATCTACAAACGCGTTTATAACGGAGAGTGCAATCGTGGCGGCGGTTCACAATGGCGCGCCAAGTCGGTATCCTACAAATCACTCGCGAGTGTCCGCGCTAACTTGGATTTCTTCGAGCTTCACATTGCCTAACCAAACCAAACCAAACCAAACCAAACCACGATATGATAACGAATAAAGCGACACTAAAAGCGGAAATTGCACACGCTGAAAAAATGCTAAAAGAAAACCCGACCGCATGGCACGGAGTCCGCGCTGGATGGAAAGCGCAAGCAACACGCGCAAGGCGTAAACTCGAAGCCATGGAAAGGGGGCCGCATGACCTTCCGTGACCTTTTCCTTTCCCTTGCCCTTGTGGCATTGATTGGCATTGCCGTTGCCGTCACAAGCGGGACCTTCGGCGGCCCTAGTGATTTGGAAATGCGCATGCGCGCCAGTGAGCCTTTGAAGCTCCAAAAATAAATCAAAAATCCGCTTGCATTGCCAGCAAGTGCCAATATCTTAACCCCGACGCGGCCCGCGGTGCATGGCAAACCTAATTCAAAACAATAAAAAATGACCACGATGAAAACAAAGAACGACATTAAAAACGCAATCGAAGCCACGAACCCTCGCAGCGCATGGGGAAGGGCAGTCAAAGCCTATGCCATTGAGCTTCTGGACGGCTTAGACGGAGAGTATCGCGCCGTAGCCTTGCTTAATGGGGCGGAAAGCTGGAGAGCCTACAGCTTCGGCGGATGTTCGCTCATTTACGATGCGGAAATCGCAGAGCGCGTATGCTCACCGTCTGAGCTTAAACGCAAGCGCGGCGGGGAGCTTGCGCCTAATGCAATGGAATCTTGGCTCGATTGCCAAGCCCGCTGCCTTTCACAAGCGTCCCGTCTTATTTCCCGCAACGCCTAACCCTAACCCACCGAAAACATGAAAACAGACACACACACAAGCGGGCCATGGTATCCCGTCACACTAGGCGTAAGTCCCGACCACTCATGGGCAATTGATAGCGAATTGCACGAGGTTGCAAGGCTTCCAGAATGGCCAGACAATCAAGCCGAGGCCAAAGCAAACGCTCGTTTGATTGCCGCCGCGCCGGAGATGTTGGCCGCGTTGGAAAGCCTCACCCATCCAATGGCATCGGATGAGGACTTGCAAAACGCCCTTGCCGTCATTGCCAAGGCGAAAGGAGGTGAAGCATGAAAACCGCACACACACCAGAAAAAGAAATCCGGCAATTCGTAAAAGAATGGCAAACCGTATTCAAACGGCAAAGCATGGGTCGGGGTTATACCTTATTTATGTCTCAATCAGCCTGGGTTCAACCTTTCGGCTTGCAATGGGAAAACCGGAAAATGCGGGCGATTTGCTTAAATGAAAAGCATGCAGCCATCACAAAAGATAGCCTTTCGATGCATGGGACTTGGAGAGATGGGAATGAGGCCGCGCTTCTTTATGCCGACTTGGGCGACATGATCGACAAAAACGAGATGGAAAGGACGGACTCATGAGCGCGTTTCGCCTTAAACTAGGGCCGATGTGCTGGGACAAGGTGCAAGCCATGTTCCGCCCGTCCGATGCCAACGCGCACGAATGGGCAGGCATCGCGGGCAAGGAACTTTGCCGCGAGTCTCACGCCGCCCTAGGAAAATGCCGCAATCTTAACGGGTGGACGCTGGAACTCCAACATAACGGGGAGGGCGAGCCATGAGCCGGCCACAATGGGAAAGCAAAGCCCTTGCCCTCATTACGGGGGCGGGGGTGTCCACGGATGACGCGCCCTGGGTGCTGGAGTGTATCCAGAAAGCGGCTGATGACATCGCAGAGATGGACGAGGCTGACCAGTTTCCGTTGCTCATGGAGTACCACGGAAACGACAAGGCCGCGCTTTGCAACCTGGACGCGGAGACCTTCGCGGATGTGCTGGCCTGCCTTGGCGTCGACCTTCACCGATTGGAAACCCTATGGGAGCGAAAACATATCGACCCGCCGACAGATGAAGCCGACTGGTCGCTTGAATAAACCACAAACAAACGAAACGAAAATATGAAAATAACATCTAAAAAATTAGACAGCAGAAGCCGCTCATACATCATCGAAAGCCCGTTTTACGGGGAGCGCGTAAACATCATAACCGACAAGGGCATTCACATGAAACACTGCATTCTTATGATCGGGTGCAATGGAATACAAATTGAACGCCGAGAGTTCGCCAAACTACTTTGGACAAATCGCAGGTTGGAAAGGGAGGCCGCATGAAAAAGCAAATGATCCTAGCCTTGGCTATCTTCGGTCACCTGTTCCTTTTCCTTTTTGTGGATTCGCTCTTCGAGTCCCCGACTAGGTGGAAAATGTGGGCGTTTTACGGGTCGTCCCTGCTATCCGTGGCAGTCTGGGGGGCGTATGTCATAAAAGACGACATGGACAACGATGGAGGCACCGCATGAAAGTAAACTGGAAACTCTACGACGACCAAGAGGCGGACAAATTCGCGTTTCTCGTTCGCATTGTGGCGGATGTCTTTGCCGTCACGCCCGAACAGATCCTTTGCCGCTCACGCTTTGCGCGGTGGGTTGAGCCAAGGCAACTTGTGGCAACCATTTGGAGCGAAAACCACTCACTCCAAGAGACAGGATACCGGCTCGACCGGCATCACGGGGCGATCATCCACGCGCGGGAGCGGGTTCGGTTCCTTATCGAGCATGACGACCGCTTTGCCGACAAGGTGCGCGAGTGCCTCCAACGCCTTGTCAATGAATCCTCTATGGAAGAAGAAACCCCAAAAGAAAAAATAGCATGAGACGCAGACGCATCACGAAAGCCGACCTCGAAAACAAGGTTTCCGAACTCATGGCGGAAAACAAATACCTTCTGTCCATGTTTGA